AAAATAAAATCCTTGCTGAACTTGAAAGAGATATCTAGCACAAAAAGAAACATAAACGGAAAAGAAGAGGGAAACGACATCATGGAAGATCAGCAAAAAGGATTAATGCGTGAGTATCCTAACAGAAAAATTACAATTAAAATGCCAGATCATGATAAGCAAGCTGAGTTATTAGATAAATTGCGTCATAATTTACCACCAGAGCTTCGTTATCCTTATAGCTATAAAGTGAATTTGAAGAAAGACGCATCGTCATACCCGGGAATGAAAATTGGTGCGACGATTGAAATGGAAGATGATTATCATTATTGCTATGGCGAGATCACCAAAATTGAAAAGAAGTCAGTTACTTTTGCTTGCTTTGTGTTTCCAAAAGAGGATAAGCAAGAACTAGAAAGAGGTTAGCATTATGACTTGTTACATTGAAAAGACAGCTGAATATGGCGTTGATCGTATTGAGTTTGATAGTGGTGCATTGATCTCACGTGATTATGAGCCTGATAGCCATATTTTGATATTTACTTTTGATACAAAGCAAACAAATTTTAAAGAACATGGCCTCAGAGAAGGCGACATTGTCAGAGTACATTATGAAAAAGACAATAACGGCTTTGATCTTATGGGCAGGATTGATGATATGAATGACGCATTTATGACAATTTTTGTTGGAGAGTATGCGAGGTAAGCTGATGAAGTACATTAAATATGGCCATGGTAAATGGGTACCTGAAGGATGGAAAGTTAATTGTTCCATGAAGGGGTTAAATAAAGTAGCACCATTGATAGAAGAATTAATTAAAAAAGCTCTATCAAATTCAGTTAAAGAAGACAATAGTCTTTATTAAATGAAAAACGATCGAATTTGGTCATTTGTTAGCTAAATGCAGTAAAAAGTTGCATCAAGTTTAACAAAATGGCTGTTTTGTTAATAATTAATGGGCTAAATCACGAAAAAATGTGATCTAGCTTTTATTTTGCTCATTTTTAAGGAGGAGAGGTGACTAAAAGCTTTGGTAAAACTTGGTAAAAATACTGAATTTGACAAGTTGAGCTGGCAACGGCAAAAGGCAGTAATTCAGCTTTTTCAAGGGAAGACCTTAAAAGAAATTTCACAGGACGTTGGCGTTCACTTAAACACTATTGAAAACTGGAAAAAAGACGAAAAGTTTCAAAAGGCGAGAACGGAATACAGCGTTTATGCTTTTAGTCATTTGCTACCCAAAGTAGTATCCAACTTAAATCGAATTTTAAACGAGGGCGAAGATAAGAACGTCCTCAAAGCAATTCAAATCATTTTAAGTAATAGTGACTTGCTTAATAGTCAAAGCAGTCAGAAGCTCTTAAAAGCACGAATTAGAAAAGAGACTGCAGAAGCAGCTAAGGCAGAAGCCGAGGCTGAAGTAGCAAAGGCACAAGTTGAACAGCTTCATACCGTTGCTGACAAGACTAGAGAAAAGATGGACAAGTTAAGCCTTGATGAGTTACGTAATTTAGCAAAGATGGCAGGTGAAGAGAGTGATTAAGTTAAGTGCAGATGAAAAGAACAGCATTGCAATAGCTGCTAAGCATGAGTTGGCCAGACGTAGTTATGCTGATTACTTTATGCTTGTTAATCCAGGCATGAAGCTTTATCCGCATACTAAGCTGATTACCGATAAGATCCAGAAGATTATTGATGGTGAGCAACACTTCTACATCGTTGAAATGCCGCCACAGCATGGAAAATCGCTTACAATTACCTCCACGCTACCTGCGTATTACCTGATGAAACATCCTGATAGAAAAGTAATGATTGCCACTTATTCAAAAGGCTTGTATTCACAGTTTGCCGGGACCAATCGCCAGGACTTTAACGAATGGGGGCCGAGTTTGTTTGGCCTGAAAACATATATAAACACTGCAGATAAATTCACCATTGCCAAGCACAAAGGTGAATTTTTTGCTACTTCTATTTTAGGTGCTGCAACTGGTCACTCGGCTGATCTATTGATCGTTGATGACCCTGTTAAAGACGCAGAAGAAGCTAATTCACCAACGATTCAAAAGAAAGTATGGGAGGAATGGACGAAAACATTCTCCACTCGTTTGCAAGATAACAGCTCTGTCATAGTTATTATGACCAGATGGCGGACTGATGATCTCGCTGGAAGATTATTGCAGTCAATGTCTCGTAACTGGGAAGAAATTAAGTTACCTGCCATTGCTACAGATTTAAAACCTGGTGAAACTGATGAGATTGGGCGAAAAAATGGTGAAGCATTGTGTCCTGAACTTCACAGCTTGAAAGATTTACTGACACAGAAGAAAGAAATGGGATCACAAGGCTTTGCGGCACTTTATCAGCAAAGTCCAACCATCGAAGACGGTAATATTTTCAAACGCAAATGGGTTCGTTTTTATGTGCCTGATCGTGCGATGATGGCTAGACTGCACTTAACCGACAATGACGCAAAGATATTGCCTAAACACTTGGATACATCTGTTCAAGCATGGGACGCAACATTCAAAAGCAAAGAAAACGATGACTTCGTTGCAGGTCAAACTTGGTCAAAACGTGGTGCTGACTTGTATTTGAGACCTGGTTGGTGTCACAAGCGTTTGTCATTCACTGAAACACTAGATGCTATTCGTGCAATGACAAGGTTTTATCCTGATGCAGTCACAAAGCTAGTCGAAGATAAAGCCAACGGTCCTGCGATTATCGATGCACTTCAACACGAGATACCAGGTATTGTTGCTGTCTCACCAGGTGCTGACTCAAAGGAAGCTCGTGCAGCATCAGTCAGTCCGGTATGGGAATCAGGCAACATCTATGTGCCACATCCAAAGTGGCGACCTGAAATCGAGGACTGGCTTGAAGAAATCTTTGCATTTCCTAACGCAATGCACGACGACAACGTTGACTCGATGGTTTACGCAGTTAAGAGACTTCACGACAACCATAGTCGTGGACCAGTTATCAGATATTAGAAAGGAGGAAACATGGGACTATTTAGCAGAAGAAAATCAGAGCCGAAAAAGAGAACCATTGTTGGTGACGGCATCGACCTTGATCCGTTTACCAGTTATGACAATCTAGGCTGGCGAGTGGTTAATGATGAACAAGACTACGATGCCTTGCACAATGAGACAAAACACAATGCTATTGCAAGACGTATCGTGCATAAACCAGCCGAAGATGCTACTCGCAACGGCTTTCGAGTGATCGTAGAAGGCGATCCAGAACGCCAAAAGATGTACCAACGGCTTCATTATGATTTGAAGACTACACAAGCCTTGTCTCAGCAACTCGTTTATCAACGTGAAGGCGGTGATGGTTATATCACTATTGGTGTTAATGAAAATGATGATGCTGATTCAAGTACACCACTTGATCCAACCAAGGTCGAGAAAGTCTTCTTCATTCACGCATTCGGTCAGAATCATGTTGATAAGGTGCTATCAAATGACGATCCGCTCAGTCCTAATTACGGCCAAGAGCAAGCAATCGTTCTCAGAACACAAAATGCAGGCTACAAGGTTGATCCTAATGGTACTCAAACGCCGAACACTCCAAGAAATACACCACGAGTTATCGATCAAAGCAGATACTGGCACATCTCACTTGATAAGTCGGTTGATGATGAAACAGGTACATCAATCTTGACCAGATGTCAGGATCAGCTTAAGGCAATGGACATTGCCCTTAAATCAACTGGGAAGATGCTACGTGAATTTACATTCAAGTTCTACAAGTCCGATCAGTTGATGGAAGAAGGAGACGATGAATTTAAACGTGATAAGCGTGAGATCAGCCAAGTACTTAATACAGAAGCGATGGCGTTTGGCCATAGCAAAGACAGCATTGAAAAGGTAGCAACACCAACCGGCGGTATTGATTTGCTTTACAACTTCGTATGGCAACAGCTTAGTGCTGCATGTGGTATTCCAAAATCTGTTCTAACTGGTGAACAAGCTGGCACATTAGCTGGTGCATCACAAGATGTCATCAACTACTACGATTCAATCAGATCAATTCAGACTAACTTACTCAAACCCGAAGTTGAACAAATCACACGGATATTGATGTATGCGAATGGCGATGATCCTGATCAACTCGATTGGAAGATCGTGTTCAATGATTTACAAACCATGGACGATAAGACCAACTCGGAAATCTTCATGAACCAAGCTAATGCTTACAGTAGTTTGATTTCTAACGGCGTTCTTGCACCGGACGAAGTCCACGACATGCTAGCAGGTCAAGACACCAACCCAAACCCAGCAATGCAGACAGCAGGCGACAGCGTTGATGCTGAAACTGTAAAGAACATTGTGGATAACTATCAAAAAGACAAGGAACGAGCTGAGAACAATGACTCATAGAAGAATGCCCCACACTCGCTATCCTCGTAATCTTGAAGATGCTTATCGCAGAAGGATTGTCAAACTGGTCTATCAGTGGTGTAAAGTCGCAATGGAGTATTTCAACGTCTACATGAGGGACTATTTCAGCGGCGGTACTCAAATAGTGGGTGACGCACCAAAAAAGAACAATCCAACTGAAACAGAACAGCAGAATGTGCTACACAACCTTGATGCTATGGGGTACACGATCAAACAGGCTACTAGCGATGCTACTATTCGCAGTATTGCTGAACAGTTCGTCAGAACGATTGACATGTTTAGCTACAACAACGTTGCCATGCAAATTCGGATAGCCGGTATCAACCCTATTCGTAACAGCCCTGAATTGACCAAGATGTTTAACGCACGAGTTGCTGAAAACGTCCAACTGATCAAGTACATGAAGGACAGATACGCAGACAGCATCACTGGTGTCATCTCACGAGCTATCAGTAATGGTGACGGCACCGGTGCAATTACAAAAGAAATCGTAAAGCAAACCGGTATGTCAGTACGTCATGCTGCATTGGTAGCCAACGATCAGACCGGATCAGCATTAGCTAGATTCAATGAGAGTCGACACAAAGCAGCAGGTGCAAAGGACTATGTATGGCAGTCGATGGAAGACAACCGAGTACGTCCAAAACACAAAGAGCTAGACGGCACTCGTCAAAGCTATGACGACCCAAACGGCGGTGATGACGGTCAGACACCAGGTGAGCCAATCAACTGTAGATGTGTGGCTGATCCAGTATTCAGTTTTTATTAGGAGGTAAGACATGACAGATAACAAACCACTTTTTGGTATTAACTCAGAAAAAGTAACAGTTGACGCACCAAAAACCACAAAAGATGCGCCAGAAGTAGCAGTTAATCACGAAAAACCTGCGTTAAACGCTCAATCAACTCCAAAAAAGGAGGTGAAACGAGTGGCAAAGAATGGATTTGATTACACAAATTGCAAGACCTACACAGTTAAGGAAGGTCAAACCTTGCTTGATGTAGCAAATGAAGTCCTTGTTGCCTACCGACAACTCCGCTACTTCAACGGCTTGCCTAAAAACAACCCAACTGTTAAGGCTGGTCAAGTAATTTATATTCCTGATCATGCTGTAGACGTACCACTTGAAGGATGATTACTCGGTACGACTCATCAACAGTCAGCGCTATAACAAAGGATCCAATTACAGGTTACATTCACGCCAGAAACGTGCCTATCGCACGAGCTGGCGTTTTTAAATACCTGAAACCGGATGGCACTGTTCGTCATGAAGCCAAACTGCCAGAGGATATCTTGTCTGACAGTACGGTGGCGAGTGCAAACAACAAGCCAATCACTGACAATCATCCAGAAAATGAAGCTGGTCAGCGAATCCTAGTTGATAAGAGCAACACGAATACTTTGATGAAAGGTCTTACTGCGTCGAATGCCCATGTAGATGAGACAGACGGCACAGTCCGAGTTGATTTGACGATTACCAACCCTGATTTGATTAACAAGGTCGATAACGGCAAGCGTCAACTCAGTATTGGCTTTCAAACACAGGTAGTTCCTCAAAATGGTGTCTACAAGAATGCCGAGTACGACTCAGTGCAGAAAAATATCACTATCAACCACGTTGCTGTTGTTGATGTAGCAAGAGAAGGTCCAGACATCTCACTTGATAGGTCAGTTGTTGGCGACAGTGCTGAGATGATTGGCGAGCTGGACGATTTTAGTAAAAAGAAAGGGCAAAAACCACAAATGGATTTTGAAAAGGTACGCATTGGCGATCAAACAATCAAGGTCGCTACTGATGATGCTGACAAGTTGATCAAATACGACTCAGACAACTCAGCAAAGCAAAAGAAGATTGATGATCTCAATGCACAAATTAAGAAGTTAACTGATGAACGTGATTCTTTGAAAAGCGGTAATAAGCAAGCTGAAACCGACAAGTCAGAAGCAGAAGCCAAAGCCGATAGTCTTGAAAAAGAATTGCAAGGTTATCGTGACAAGGTTGAAGGCGACGGTTTAGATAAGTTGGTTGATCAACGTATGGGCTTGATCGATGATGTGAAGTCTATCGTTGGCGATAGCTTTGATCCTCACGGCAAGTCCGAAAAGGAAATGAAGATTGAAGCTATCAAGAGCGTTGATGGTGATTCCGCTGAAATTGATGGCAAGGATGACGTTTACGTTAATGCTTACTTCAAATCAGTAAAGAACCGCAAACAATCACACTTCGTTGGTGCAACTGTTCACGATTTCAAGGGTGACAGCGCTGACAGCAATGTTTCAGTTAACCAAATGCGTGAAAACTTCTACAACCTTGCAAACAAGAATAAGGGAGGTAACAAGTAATGGCAATTCCTGAGA